TTTGGTACGGCACGCCGCAACGGTATTGCATCTGAAGTAAATACTGATAAAACTTCATTTTATGATTCTACTATTGTTACTTACAAAGATGAAACAGCCGGAGGTGATTGTATGAAAGTACATATCGCAGATGTTAGGAGTGGTAGCCACATTGTTGGTTTTCATCTTGCAGGTAAGAATTACACAGGCTATTTATCTACTCTTACAAAGAGCGATTTAGAAGAATGTTACGCATTTTTTGATGCGCAGCCTTCTACTCGCCTGTCTGCCACCATGGGAGATATGAAAACTCAGCTATATGGTAAGGATTTTACTCCCCAACAACCCAAGAATAAAAAATCTACTATTAATTATTTAACCGATGCTGAGATCAATTATTACGGAGATCTTCCCGCTTTTGTTACTAGACCTAAAAGTAGTGTTGTGAAAAGTCCGATTTCTGACTCCGTAGCGTCACATTGTGGTGTGGAAAATAAATATGGAAAACCGGCACATTGTAGGAAAGATGAGACTAAGGTCCCCTCACAGGCCCCTTACAACAAATACTATCATGGTGCAGGTAAAGCCACACAAGAATTCCCACTTGAAGTTCTTGAAATTGCTCAGAATGATTATTTGGATGATTGTACATCTAATGAGAAAATGATGGCAGATCTCGTTACTTTACGTCCTTTGACTGAAGTCGAAACTATTTCAGGACAAGACGGAGTTAGATTTGTAGATAGTATGAAAATGGTCACCTCAAAGGGCTTTCCCTTGAGTGGGTGCAAAAATGAAATCATATCGCATTTGGACCCCGAGGAATATGGGAATATTTCTGATCCCCGTATATTTGATGATATGTTTATGGACGATTGGAGGGGAGCTCGCCAATTATATTTGGCAGGTCTAAGAGCTTATCCAGTGTTTAAGGCGTGTACCAAAGATGAACCTACAAAGCTCTCTAAGGACAAAGTACGTGTATTTCAAAGTGCCCCATTGACTCTTCAGTGCATGATTAGGCAATACTATCTGCCAATTGCGGCATGTATGTCTCGTAATCCAATTACGACTGAATGTGCGGTCGGAATCAATTCTCAAGGACCGCAATGGAATAAGTTAATGAAACATCTCTCGAAATTTGGAAAAGAGAGAATGGTTGCCGGGGATTTTAAAGCCTACGACCAACATATGTCTTCTACTATGACATCAATCGCATTCTCCACTATGATTGAACTAGCCAAGCATTGCGAAGGCTACACTGCAGAAGACATCAAGATTATGTCCAATCTTGTTGCAGATGTCGTACATCCCATGATGTGCGTCAACGGAGATCTCGTAGAATTACTTGGATCTAATCCATCAGGTCAAAACCTTACGGTTTATATTAATTCTATCGTTAATTCCCTCTACCAGAGATGTGTATTTTACATTATTTATCCTCCTGGTAGTTTAGAGACCATTAAGTTTCAAGATTATGTAGCTCTCATAACTTATGGTGATGATAATGTAATGTCTGTCTCCGTTAAGGCTCCTTTGTATAATCACACTCGTATGATGGAAGTGTATGCCTCCCGAGGCATTGAATACACTATGGCAGATAAGGATGCA